TTAAAGTACAAAGAGGAAGTACCTAAGTCTACATCTGAATCTGTAACTGGCCCAAGAACACCATTAGATATAGTTACTTGTTCATCACCAGCAGCAACAAAAGCAAATGAATCTGATGCGTGTTTATAATGAATACCACCTGAGTTAAATGCAGCGTTATCTCCAAAGTCTATCAATCCTATGTTATTAGCACTACCAGCCATTTGTATACCTGGTCTGTTATCATCTTCAAATACAGCACATTGGTTACTTGCATATAGTGGACTTGATGCTAAATCATTTACTACATGAAGTTTTAATGCAGGACTATCAAAATTAATTCCTACACTTACAGGTATATCTTTAAATATATTTGCTATAGTCATTTTCTTAGTGGCAGTTGCACTAGTGTCTACTATAGGTAATACATCATCTGATGCACTAGATGTTAATGCTGTTAATTCACTAATCTTACTATCAGCCATGTCTTATCCTCTTTCTTAATACTTTTAATCTTTGTTTGTTCTTAGTTTGTTGTTTTGTATCTTTTTCTTTTGACTTCAACACCTCAACTAATTCACTAAATTTCATTAGTTTTGAATTGGCGTATCAGTCTCATACGATACACCGACACCTTGTTCAAGTATGATGTTATCGCCACCCTCTTTTAAAAGGTAGGTTAAATCTTCTACTAATATTGCATCATTCGGTACGTCAGTTCTACGGTTACGATACCTGTCCTGACTACGAATTGATATAAAACCTGGTCGCATTATTGACTTAGTTCAGTTACTCTTGCAGTTCCTGTAGTAGAACCAATTCTTAAAAATGCAACTTTATCAGCACCAGCAACTCTTAAATACTCTACAGTAAAAGCTGGTAATATAAATGATGATGAACTTGCAGTTGGTGCAGAAGAAATTTCTACATAGGCATCTACAGTTGAAACTACTCTAATATCTCTTGTCTGTGCATTAACAGCACTAGAAGCAGCAGATGAGTCAGCTACGGCTACAGTCTGAGTAGCACCTGGTTTAAATGTTGTTGGAGCTTTATTCATTTTTTTTCCTTAAATAAAAGGGAGGGGCCGAAGCCCCTCACCTAATTAGTTTTATTGGTTGATGTCAAGAATGATGCCGTGTGCAGCTTCATTTCTAACTTCAAGAGTATACTCAACTAAAAGTTGTTTCTTTTCAGAGTCACCAGTTTTGGCAAGATCCTGAACTTGGAAATCTCTTAGGTAAGCAGTTGCCATCATATCACGCTGAATGATGAATACATCTTTAGCGTCTGTAACAGCCATTACTCTGTTTGGTACCACTCTTAGGTCTCCGAAGTCTGAAGAATATACGTCAATAGCCGCAAATTCTGTCTTAGCTTCAGCAGGGCCAAAACGAGTTGTATTAGCGTTGAAACCTGAAATTACTTGTTTCACAGATGGTGGGCATACTAACATGTCCATTTCTCCACCTGACTCATACACCTCTTTGATAACAGTTTTAAGGATTGTTTCAGTTAAATCCCTGTCTGTTCCTGAACCTGGTAAGTCAGTACCTGAACCAGTAGAAAGTGAACCAGAAGTTCCTGCATCACCGTTAGTTTTTAACCAAGTAGGAATAGATCCTAGCTCTCTAGCAGCAGTTGCAGAACCTGATACTTGTACATTTGGCTCGATTAGATCGAACTCCATATCTTTCTTAAGTTCTTTTGATTTTTTAGCAATCTGATAAGCCATTTCATCAGCTCTACCTGCAGCGTCAACAGCAGATTGAGTTCCTGAAAGTGCTATCACTTTGTCAGCAATTTGACAAAAGTTGAAAGCTCTAGTTGTTGCACTTAGTGCATCGATAGTTGCGTCATCACCTTCAATAACTGCGTTAGTTGCAGGTGTAGCGAGACTATCTAATTGCCATTCGTGTTTTGTAGACTTAGCTGCAGTTCTAGGAATTGCAGAAAGTATAGGAGTATCTTCGGGAGAAATGTTATAAATTACATCCACTAAATCCTCTCTAATACCTACCGTCTCAAACGTATCGAATAAGTTTGTTGGTTGTGCCATAAGGCCTCCTTGTTATTAGTTAGATTAAATTACGAAAGAACTTGGCAGCATCTCTGACTTGCCCAGTCTTACGTAGTTTTGAGAGTTGTTGACGTCTTGCCTCTGCATTAACCTGACCTTTACTTTTCGCCACTCCACCTTTGACAACTTTAGGAGCATTAGCCACTTTTTTCTTTATTCCTGGCTTTGCTTTCTGTAGATTACGATAGTTCATCGCATCTTTAACAAGCATCACATATCTGTGATCGTATACGCTATTAATTTCATTGTCATTAAATCCTATGTTGCCCAAATAATCTCTCATTTGTTGTTTAAAACGAGGGCCTTTTTGTTCATCCATTAATTCAGGAACTTTTTGACTAAGAAGTTTTTGTTGTTCACCTAAGTATTTATTAAACTCTTGAGCTTGTAACTCTTGAGTTTGCTGTGATACTTGAGCTAATTGTTCATGCTTTTTACGCATCTTATGCTCTAATCTTGCAGCTTCTACTGGATCTTCTTCATATAACTTCTCAAAATCAACTTCTGCGTATTCTTGTTGTAGTTGTGCTTGTGCAGCGTTGTTCAGTTGGTCTAGCCTTTGTAGTTTGGCTTCAACGTCTTTTTTGGATCGTTCAACAAATTCGCTTGACTGGTTTCTCTCCTGTGCAAGTTCCTGTGTTTTACGAGTGTAATCTGCATTTCGTTGATACCCTTGAATTAACTCTTCTAGGTTGACCGACAAATCTGTACCATCTATGGTTACAGTGTACATTGGTTCCTCAGAGTTCTCTTGTATATCACTCGACTCAGATGTTTCTTCTGCCTCATAAGACTCTGTCTCATTAGGACTTTCAGTTTCTTCAGTAAGAAGTCCTTCTTCTTCTGTTTCTACTGTTTCGGTTGGCTCCTCAGATACTTCTGTAGGAGCAGTTTCAACAGGTGCAGATTCATTGTTGGTCATTAGACCTTTAATAAGATTTCCTGCATCTATTACGTTAGTTGCTTGGCTATCAGCCATAACAGCCTCCTTTTTTTAAATGTTACACTCCTTATCAGGTTGGTGTATTCGATTTAAGTCGAATTCTTTTTGATGTCGTTAAGTTGTACACTAGCTAATTTACCAGTGTCCATAACGGTTCGAAAATGGTTTTCTACCTTGTCAGTAAGGTGATAGGCTAACCACAAAATTTTTCTTTCTTCATCTTCATTGTGTTTGGTAGCCAACAAAGCATTTTGATATTCTTGTTTTAAAACTTCAAATGCTTCTTTAAATAACGGTTCGTCTAGCAATAACTTTGCTTTTTCACCACGTGATCTTTCAGATTCTAAACTATTCTTTTGCATTATTAGGGTTTACCATAGTTCGTGCTACTTGGTCAAGTTCACTAAGTGCAGATTTTTGTTGTTCAAGCAAAGACTTTTGTGCTTGTTCTTGGATTTTCCCTTGTTGTACTATTTCTTCTTTAGCCAACATCGCATTGTTACGTAGTTGTGTTTCGTCAATTCTAGTACCGTATTGTAATTCTAGTTCTTTAATACGAGTTTCAAACTTCAGAATCATCTCTTGATAATCTTTTTCTAATTGTTTTATTTTAAGTTCGCTATCAATTTGTTTTCTGTAGTTCTCACCTTGAACTTGAAGCTGTGAAACTTTTTCAAACTCGGTAGGTTGTGGTGGCTGTGGTGGTGGCATGTTTTGCATACCCACATCAGGATCAGTAAAGAACGCATTAGGGTTTTTCAGACCAGCGTTTTCTACAATCTTACTTAGCGTGTTGTAAATGTTACGTAAGTTAACCATAGGCCCAACAGCAGAACCTTGTAGTTCTAAACCTTTGAGCTGAGTTTGTAATATGTTATTTAAAATAGCAAGTTGTTGATCTCTTGAACCAGTACCTAGTCCTACACTTATAGAAATGTTGCAACGGTTACGCCATTCCATAGGTCTGAACGGTACAAAGTTATTTCTAATTTTTATAATTCTTTCTTTGTCTTGGTGTTTGACAACTAGTTCAAACATTTTTAAGAACATGTCTTTAACACCAGTCTCGGCAAAGATACGTGCAATAAGTTCTACACGCATTTGTGCTTGAGATAATATCGTGTTTACACCTGTTGCTGTTTTGTTTAACGAGTCAGCATCCATACCTTGTGAGTATCGTGTAATTCCTGTGCGTTGCTCTCTTACCGTGTCAAGATATTCTAACATAGGGAACGCTTGATTGTTTATAGTTTGCGTTTGCATAGGCATCATTACTTGACCAGGCGAACCTTTAGTTCTAACTACACCACCAGGTCTATTAGTTAGTAGATCATCAAGATTAACTTGACCATCCATGACTGCAACTCGGTTGTTGTTAGTTAGATACATGTTGTCTAGTAACTGACGCATAACTGTAGACTTGATTAACTGTAAGTCCTCAGTCATTTCAGATACAGAACGACCATAAAATCTGTGTGGTACCATGATAGGTGTAACAGATACAAACGGTACGCTGTCGCATAGTTCGTTATCAAGTATCGTATAACCTTCAGTACCTGCTAAAGTTATTTTTCTTAACTTAGCAATACCATCACCTTCTTCATCAATACGGATGTAACACTCGTAGATAGATATTTCATCGGTGCTTTCTTCACCTGCATTACTATCGTAGTCGTAATCTAGGTTTCTAAATCTTGTAGTTTTTTCTTCGTTGTATTTGTCTTGTGAGTCTGCAGGTAAACTATAAACCTTATCACTATCAAACCCAGCTTCAATAAGTTGTGTTCTTGTAGCTGTAGTTCGGTGTGCTACAAAGTTTGCATCTTCAATACTTTTAGCTCTACGTTCAATAAGAAACTCTTCAGGTGGTATAGCTTCTATTTTTACTTTACCGTAAGTTTCTTCACGTTCTATTACCACATCATGCAAGTTTGGTATTGGTGTGTTTTCTATTTGGTCTAGCACCATAGGATCTACAGGCTGTCCTGATTCTTCTATCTGCTCTAGTATTTTATTCTTTTCTTTCTTTGCACTTTCATCTTCGTACTCAGTGTGTTCTTTTGCTACTACACCATCTTCATCCAACAACATAGTGTATTCATCTTCACTAAGTTTCTCGTATGTTTCACGTTCTACTTTGTTTGATGTGTTCCAGTAAATTTTAGCTACACCATTTTTTTGTATTAGTGCATCTTTGAATAGTGTGTAAAGGGTAATAAAACCATCGTTGTCTTTGTTAAAAACGTAGTTAAGATAATCACTAGCTTGTTTTGCAACTTCTTCATCTTCTGCAGTAACAGGTTCACACTTTACAATCTCATCACTAGCTGCAAAGGTTCTTAACAGGGTTGGTAAGATTGACTCAATAACATCAGATACATCAGTAGATACAACCTGTGATCTACCTTCTTGCTCGTTACCAAAAGGTTCACCAAAATAATATTCTAATGATTTTTGTCTTTGTTCTGTAATGTCAGAACCAATGTAACCTAAAGATGCTTTGATCTCTGAGCTAACTATCGAGCCAACTTCTAATTCTGTAAGTGGTTTACCTTTTGCCATATTAAACTATATACCTTGTATCTACGTTAATTTCTCTTGTCCATACACTAGCAGTGCCAGGATCTATTGCACAGCCATATCTAAAACTATCGGCTCCATGTGATGCCCAGTTGTGCAAGGGTTTATTTTTAAATGTTTGCATTTTATCATCAAACTCTTTGCGGTATTGTCGCAAACAATCAATACCATACTTACATCGGTTTTTATCGAACCAACATTGATCTAATGTATTTCTTACCGCCTCAATACCATGTTGTATTTCTAGCTTTGGACATACATCAAAGTTAATACCTAAATCATAGGCAACCTCTAAACGAGATTTACCTGTACCTAATTCTCTAGCTACAATATCATGTGGTGCTACATGCCGACTATAGTTGTAACCTTTATCTTCTAAGACACCAGCATAGTGTGCCAGTGACTCACCTGAAGTTTCATAGTAATCTATCAGATGTATTTCGTTGCCAGTGCGTTGTGCAAACCAAATTGAAGTCGAATCACCTATACCCAAATCCCACCAGGTTTCTACACCAATACTATCATCGTAATCTACATCAGTGATGCGATTTTCTTTTTCAGCTTTTTGTATTTGTTTGCCATAATAGGCCCCACTGACTGCAGCTTGGAAACTACATTCATACTCTTGCTCATATTGATCTTCTGGCATAGTAGCTCTAGCAGATTCAAGTTCTTGAGCATCGATAATTTCTGTTTCACTTGCTCTATAAAGTTGTGCATACCAATCCTTCCCTGTTCGTTTTGCAAAATCATATACATCCCAAAACTGATTATGGCCCATAGGCGTACCAATAAAAATAACATAACCTAGTTTATCACTGATGGCAGGTCTGACAACCTCTGTCCAAGTACGAGGTGACATGAGAGCAAACTCATCCATGCATACACCGTCAAAACCTAAACCTCTAAGTGCATCGGGATTGTCCGAGCCGAAGATTTGTATACGTGATCCATTCCATAGATCAACCTTCAGTTCGGTTTCGTGACGTTTACCACCAAGTTTCATTAAGGGTTCTGTATATTCTTTTAAATAGTCGTAA